CTGGCATTTCTGCTTGTATCTTCTCCATTTCAGCAATTTCTTCTGCTGTCATATCCCTGTAGACCATTCCCATTACTGGTACCTCACGGGTACGGGTTTCTTCATGCTCACCAGAGATAAGGTTACCCTCTTCATCGTATTCTGGTGGAATGGTTACTGTGTAAGATTCTGTACGGGTTCCTGTTTGTTTGTATTCTGCTACTTTCATCGCTACCTCCTAACAAGCACTAACAATCGAGTTTCTACTGGATATCCACCATTTATATCGACCGAATGAAAGGCAAAACGCTTGCTGTCAATCCTTAATAAGGATGGTTTTCCCGCTCGTTGAGCATAATCTGCTGACGATGGGGTTGAATGCGACAAATAGCTATATTCGATTAAGCCGTATTGTGAATTAAGGAACTGTATCTTTTGGCAACCGATAGAAATCGTATTATTAGATAATGATCCGCCAAATGAAGCGAAACTTTCAGCGATACTGCTGCCGTTGTTGCTTGTACGTAAATATACCTGAGCATCCTTAGGTGCTGCTCCGCTTTTAAAATAGCAAATCATTTCTTTTGTATCATCTGGGACTTCAAACGAGACTTCTTGTGTTAGTTCTGCTAAAGTCTCATCCATGATTATTTGCCAGTCTCCCGTCCAAGCCCCCATCCTCTCTCTAGCAGCCGCCTGTTCATCTGCTGTCCATGCCGGATAGTGATAGACCCCGTCAACCATTCCGGCTGTATCGGCAATTGGAGCAGACATAGCGGATTTTACAGCATAGTCAAGAGTCGATGGCACTAACGGAAAAGAATATCCATTTCTACTCTTTATATAGTTTTCGCTAGCGGTCACTAATTTAATAGTGCCATATCGCATATCCAAGCCACTTGAAAATGAATTATAGTAATTCTTTATCACCCCGGATACATTATCACTAGCAACTGGAATCTCCGCAACACCATCCTGCACGATACTCTCTCCAGCAATCCGCACATCCAAGTTACTTCCACCACTGTCAGCCCATTCACAAATGAATGTGCCATCTTCGTTGACGGATTTTACCCGAAGAATTTTGCCGACTATTGGCAAATCGGCTGGTTTTTCAATTTTATTTTCCTTTAGCGAATCAATTTCTGTTGCATTCTTCTGGATCTGATCCGCTGATTCCTGGATTTCTTCTTTCGCTGTCTCAGCTTTCTTAGCCGATTCTTCTGCTGACGTCGCACTGATCCGTGCCGCCTTGGATGCTGTTTCTGCAGTCTCTCTATCCGCCGCTGTTCCTATCTTGGCTCTCTCAGCGGCTTCTTTTGCCTGTACTGCATCGTTCTTTGCGGTTTCGGCTTCTGACCTTGCAGTTTCAGCCGCTTCCTTATCTGCATCTGCTGCCGCTTTCGCTGCTTCTGCATCCTGCTTCGCTTTTTCTGCTGCGGCTCTGGACTTTTCTGCTGAATCCTTAGCATCTGTGGATTCCGTTGCTGCCCGGACTGCTTCTGATCTGGCGGTTTCGGCTTCTGTTTTGAATGCTTCTGCGTTTTTTACAGCTGTTTCTGCATTTTCTTTTGATGTTTTTGCTTCATCGGCACTTGCTTGTGCTGATCCAGATGCTGACTCTGCAGCGTTCTTCGCACTCTCTGCCTTGTCTGCTGCTTTTTCCGCTGATTTCCTGGCACTCTCCGCTCGATCAGCGGATTCAGCAACTGCCACAATTGCCTGGCGGAACAGTTCCCCTTCTTCCGGTGTGGCATGGGCTTCCGGTTTCGGCCTTGCCCGGACTTTCATGCTGACACGATACTCCGTCTTTCCAGAATCGCCGTTTTCGATGTACACGAACGCATAGATTGTATAATCCTGCGTTGTTCCGCCGCCTTCCAGCAGTGTATCTGGGACAGGTACCTCAGTAACCCCCTCTTGCGTCACACCAATTCTGGTGACTGTTTCGCCGATCCGCTCTGTTGTCGAAAACTGAACCTCGACCGCCGCCGGGAGCTTCACGCCCTGGATCCGCAGTGTCTGTCCATAATCCCACTGCCACAGGTCACTGACTGCCTGGCAGTAATGCTGCCCTGCATCTATGACTGCTGTTATCATGTATTTCTCACCTGCTTTCTAATTCATACGAACTCCTACAATGCGTTTGATTGATATTTGGTTTACTGTCCATCCTGATCCAATATTTCGCACATAAATTCCTACTTTATTGTTGCTGGTATCCCATTTCAACTGAACACGAGCATTATAGGATGCTGTAAGATACAGAGTAATTACTGTCTCTGCCAGATTGCTCCTGTTAAGTGTAACCCAGCCTTTCTGGCCATCCACAATTTCCAGCCATACACGAATTTCATCATAATTCGCCAGGGAACTGACTGCTGAAGAATAGTACCAGTTTCCTGTTGCTGATGGTGTTATCATTGTCGTTGACAGTGTTTTTGCTGTACAACTCTCTACATTTTCTTTTCGTGCCAAGGCATTTTTGATCTCCAGTAATTCTTGCTGTATTCTATCGATTGCTTGTGTTGCCGGACCGCTTGTATTGTTTGAAGCTTCTGTTTGAGTCTCTGTCTTTCCACAGCTCTGTATTTCCGTAATCAATCCACCATCATAGTCCATCGTCATTTTCATTACAGGTATATACTGGATTTTGCCATACTTATCTTGTAACATAACAACATCCCCAACGTCAATTCGCGGATCGCCAAGAAATGAAACGGATGCCGGAATGAATGTAAAATCTTTTATTTGTGTATAAATCTCATCCAGCCTACTTTGCGTCATAATTGGGTTTTCGATTTCTATGCTCGGAGTGCTCGTTCCGGAAACAATCGTTTTTGTTTCGCTTTTGCATTCAATTCTCCCGACCTTAAACTCTGATGATTCTGCTTTGAAATCATCATAATACTTAGATGGCGGAACCATATAATTTACAGAATCATACCATCTAAAATCAATTTTCCCATAACGATCAATTACTGCAAATTTTCCATAAAACTGGGCAATATAATTTAATGCATCGCGATATGTACAGTCATCAAACGGATCAATATACACCTCTTTATAATAAATTGTGTCTCCAACTTTATGGTCTACTTCCATAGTTTTAAATTTTTGTGGAATCATAACCCCGGCAGGAAGCTTTGTAAAGCTTTCTGCAAGCGGAACGCCTGTCACATCACTAATATGAATAAGTGCTTGCTTTCCATCAACTGGAAACGATATATTTCCTTTGTATTTTTTTGAAAGTTTTGTCTGCATCCTATCATACGCTGTAAAGCTAATAAGCCCATCATCATTTGTTGTTTTTTCAGGTGTAAATTTTCCAATGGGGCAATACAGGTATGTTCCTTCAGACAATACTCCTACTGCTACTGTTAATTCCTGACCATCGATTTCTGTTTCAGGCTTCTTCATTGTGACCTGGATACTGCTTGACAATGCCCCACCAATACTTACGCAATCAGTGGAAACTGCAGAAGTTGCTGATAATAAGGTCATTACCTCTGCTCCAATATCCATAATTGCACTTCCACTTCCAATAGTCATACGCACATCGAACATTCTACTGTCAGCCTGTATCGCTGCTTTGAATTTTTCGCTTGATTGGAACATTTTTGCACCTCCCTCCTGATGATTATTTTTCAATTAGGTTTACCGTGACACCTACATACCGTGGCTTCCCCCCGACATAGGTGTATACCGGACATGTAAGATCGCCTGCATACATATTTGCTGTAATGTTCTTTCCGGTCTTAGGGCTTCGGAAAGTTACATTGAAAAATGCTGGTTCAACAGCCGCTTCTACTGTTACCATCTGTGCATCTGTAAGCGGCAGAAACTCAATTTCCAACTTCCATTTCAGGGCTATAATATCGCCGGTCATTGTTCCATCTGCTCCACGCCCTGCATTTTTCGACCAGATCTTATTTCGTGAAATTTTCAGACCATTTAATTTCGGTTCCGGCATGGCAACGCCGTCGATCGTGATGGATGCGGCCATTTTTGTCACCTCATTTCTTCAAAAAGTACCGCCCTTTCGGACGGTACCGGTTAAACCAATATCGGGCATACGCCTGTCGATTTGGTTCTGTGATTGATTTCTTCTACGACTACGTCTGTGACCTTTCGACCGCCAACGTAAATATTGAATGTAGGGGTTTCATTCTGAGACTTTCCGTTCTTTGCTGACTGCATAGAAAACGCTGCCATAACAGCTTTATATACACCTTGTTCAATACCCGCTATAATTTGCTGCTGGTTTGCGACGGTAGTTTTATTTCCCATCTTTCCTACCAATTCAGGACCAGCTTCATTTGCCATGAACATTTCTCCTGTTTTTGGAAATCCACCGCTTGCATACCATTCAACATCCAGTTTTGGTATCTGAAATGTTTTTCCCAGAAATTTATATGGTGATGTGCTGAATTTCAAATGCGGCAATGCAAAATGAGGTATTGATATTTTCCAGTTCACAACCTTATTTACCAGCCAGTCTTTCGCCTGACCTAAAACACCGGAAACCTTGTCCCAAGCACCTACGGCATTTGCTCGGAAAGTAGCTGTTTTGCTTTTAACGCTGTCATACAACGTACGTGCGTTACGTGCTATACCGCTCCAGTCACCCGAAGCTCTTGCAGTATAATCTGCAGCTCTATTCTTGATATTTCTTCCGAATTCCCCAAGATAATTTTTGATTCTGTCCCAAGCACCGCGTGCGTTCGCAGTATAATCAGCTGACTTACTTTTGATTTTATCAACAACTGTTCTCCCATATGCTTTCAGCTTATTCCATGCACCTACAGCTTTTGCTTTGAATGTGTAAGTGGTATTTTTGGCCTGATTTTTCACTTTGTCCAATGCCGCATCGAGTTTATCCCAGCCGCCTTTTAACGTTGCTGAAACGTTAGCAACGATAGAGTTATTTTTTACTTTATCCCAGGCACCTTGAACGGAATCCCATAAATCTTTTCCGGTACTTAAAACTTTCGCACCTATACCCAATACTTTGTCACCCAGATTATCCCAGGCATCTTTAATGCCGCTCCAGATTTTTTTTGCGATTTCTGCAATATTTCCTGGAATATCCGCAATGCCTTGCAATAATCCTGCAATACATTGTTTTCCTAAATCCGCAAATACTGTTGAAGGTGAATGAATGCCGAATGCTTTCTTAAAACCATCGACAAATGGATCTAAAATATTTTCCTTTATCCAATTCCCTACGTTTTCGAGTGCGTCCGTAATTCCTTTAAATATGCCTTTTACGAGGCTTCCACCGCACTCGTCTTTTTTCTCCATGAAGTAATTGTAGATTTCACCTGGAATATCCCCCAGCAATCCGGCCACAAAAGCTGCTGCTCCACCTGCAATACTTCCTGCTGCTTCGGCCGCTTTCTGCAAGATTCCTTTCCAGTCAATGGCCAGAATTGCAGTCTTAACAGATTCTCCAAGATTCTTCCAATCTACATTCTGCACTGCTTCGCAAAAAGATGTGAGAAGACCTTTCATCGTGTCGGATGCAGTTTTTCCAAGCATCGACCAGTCTATGTTTTTGATGGTGCTGTCAATAGTTTCTCCGACAGATTTTCCTAATTTACTCCAGTCAAAATTGGTCACAAAGGTAGAGGCTGTCCCTACCGCAGTGTTTATGCCTTCTGCAATTGTCTTTCCTACAAGTCTCCAATCCGTTCCTTCCATGAAACCGTTCAAGAATGTTGCTACTGATTTTGCAATCTTATTGCAGGTCTTTTTGATGTCATCCCATGGGATATTTTCAAGGGCCGCATTAAGCTTCTGTCCGGCAATTTTTCCTATTTCCGTGAAATCTGCGTTTGCCCATGCATCCTTGATCATCTGGGCGAAATTTGCATATTTATTTGTAACTTCGTTCTCTTCGAAACTTCCGCCGTCACTTCCGGATGATCCACCGGAACTGCTTTTGCTGTCATCATCCAGCTTATTGATCTCATCAAACCCCATCAGGGATTTTTTGACCTTATCCGCCGCATTAGCTGCAGAATCACCGGTCTTGTCCAGACTGGCGGCATAATCTTTCTGCACCTTAGAGGCAGTAGTGTATGTCTTCTGTCCGGTAAGAGCTGCAAAGAACTGCCCAACAACATTGCATGCCTGCACCAGATAATTTATCAGCGTTGATAATGCCGGTGTGATCGTATTGAGAATCGGGGAAAATGCAGTCGCAAGGCTGTTTTTCAACTGCTGCAATCCGCCTGATAATTCTGAAAGATTTGCGTTTGTTTCGCTGTTCTTCTTTGCCAGGTTCTTGAAACCATCTACCAGGGCATTTCGAAGCTTGCTGAACAATGCATACATACTTCGAATACCAAGACCGTATTTGAGTAATTTTCCAATTCCGCCACTGAGAGCATTATTTCCTTGCTTGATTCCTCCGGCAAATTTCCGGATTCCTGGCAATCCGGTTGTGAACTTTTTAAGTAATGCCCCGAATGCACCGGATGCTGTTTTTATAGCGGGACCGACACCTTTCATAACAGCACTCATAGCTTTAAATGCTCTCGAGCCGATATATGCAGCACTGGACGCAACCTGACCGACGACCGGAATACTCTGGATTGCAGACACTGCAGCTGCCTGGGCCTGTCTGATGCTTGCTGTCATATCTTCAAATGCTGCTTTTGCTGTCGCTCCCATGGTCGCAAATACACTTCCATCCGCAAGATGCGGTGTCTGGATATCTGTACCACTGTTCTCCATATTCCTTCGTTCTGCATTGTATTCTCGCAGTCGGTTCGTAAGATCTGAAAGTGCAACTCCATCCCTCTGATATTGTTCAGACTCCTGCAAGTTGGAGCCATCCAGCAACATAGAACTTCTGAGGTCTTTGTATTCTTTCAATTTGTTCCGCATGATAGACAGCTGGTTTGTGTTCTCACGGTACTGATCCGTCGGTATCATTGCTTTTCCGTTATCCTCAAGGTCTTTCATTTCACCTTTTAGATATTTCATTTCCGTTTCAACTTCTTTGATTTGCTCCGTCAGACCAGTCATTGCACCACCGTCGCCAGGCTTAAATCCGAGATCCAACCATTCTCTTTGCTTCGCAATTAACTTCTCCAGTCTTGCCTGTGCATCATCATAATGAGCCTTCACTTCGCTGTAATCAGCACTCGGAACCGTCGCTTTTCCTGCTGCCTCTAATGCCTTCTGCTTTTCTTCCAGCTTTGCGTAAGCGGATTCGGTCTTTGCAATATTGGCTTCTAGGTCTTTAAACTCCTGTGTTGGCACAAAACGCTTGCTCGCATCCATGCTGTTCATTTTCTGGATCAGTTTTTCCTGCTCCATCTCTGTTTTTGCAATAGTATTGCATAACTGTTCATATTCTGGATTGTATACACGGATGCCTGCTGCGACCTGTGCTTCCCTGACATAGTCTCTTATCTGTCCGGTAGCCTGCTTCCAGATCGTACCATTGACCATATCTTTCCAGGAACTTTTTATAAGGTTCTGCATATTTTGAATCATTTGCATATTTTCGCTCATTGTCTGGCGAACTGGTTCCTGAGTTTCATTCATGCTGTTGTTGATATCTGCGGCTGTACTTCTGACAATATCTTCTGTCTCTTTTGCCGACTGTCTCAGATCATCATTCTGAAACACTGGTTGTGACTGCTGCACCGCATCCTGCATATTCTTAATAGCTTTTACGGAACTGTCCGTATTCAATGCATCTTCCGGTGTTTGCAACTCACTCAGGCTCTTTTTAACGTTTCTCATCGCCTCCGACAGTTCGGCACTTGCCGCACTGCCAGGTGTTTCGATTTTTGATGTGCTGGTGTTCATCTGAGAAACTGTGTTATTCACAACGCTTGTAGCTTCTCTCATTGCCTGTTTCAGTTTTGCGTTGTTTGCCTCAATGATGACTTTCATTCTGTGCAGTGTATCACTCAATGTTCACACCTCCTTCCCTTTTCACTATTTCTTATTGATGTCTTCGTCTGTTGAACTCTGCGGCATATAAGCGGCGGTTTTCGGCAGCTGTTACAACCTGTTCTTCTTGCTTGCTTTCCTCGAACTGTTCTCGTTCTTCCCTGAACAGTTCCGGGTAGAAGTCCCATGGTTTGCGTGCTTTGTTTTCTGAATTCAAATACCTGCCGATATGCTCTGCGATGCTTTCCGCTTGTATGAACTGCTGCAGGATCTTAATCTTTGCACGCCGTCCATAACTCCGAATGCAGTCGTGGACTTCCGGGATAGACATATTCCAGAAGTCCTGCACTTTGATTCCTGCATCCAATGCATCTTCGTATAGTTTCCAGATTTCTTCGGTGACTGTTTCTGTTACAGGATCACATCTGCCTGATCCAGATCTTTCATCAGGCTCTCTGCCATCGCCGGCGTAAAAAAACCGGATACCGCCATAGTCGGCATAATTACTTTTGCCATGAAATCAAACTGATTGCCGCCTTCTTCCAGCCACTTGTCGTACAGCTTTGTTACTTTGTCGAACGTTGTACCGTGTTCCCATGGCTCGATAGCTGCCTGGGCAATCGTCAGCATAACACCAAGCGGCGGAATATCATTCGCCGTTACCAGCGTCATAATATTGGTACGGTATTTGTTTTCCAGTTTTGTGATCATACCGGTATTAAGTTTCATTTTGTGTTGTACACCTGCCACTTCCCAGTAATGAAATGGTGGTCTTTTTTTCTTTGCTTCTTCGATAGATGTTACTTTTTCTGTTTCTTCTTTCTGGAATTCTTCATCCAGTCCTTCTAATCTTTCCATTGATCGCCCCTCCTTATGACGGATCTGTAACTTTCAGATCACTGCAGATTGTCATCTTTGCTTCTACTTCAACAACTCCGTTCACACCGCCGCCCGTACGTTTTACGGACACTTCTGCGTCATATTCCGTGGTTGTGCCATCTTTTAATGTTTCTTTGAAACTAAGTACTTTGTCAGATTCCTGTGCTTTTCGAAGAATGCGATACGCACTGGTTGCCGCTCCATTTTCATACTTGAATTTGTATGTCATGTCTCCAAGATCACCAATACCATTCTCGTACTGTTTATTTTTATCGTTCAGACCGGTATTTTCTACTTTTTCCGGTTCAACACCACAGTCCGGGATCTCTTTCAACCCTGGAAGTTCTTTGTAAGCACCAGCTGCGTCACTTTTTTCCTTGTACTCAAGTTTTGCTCCATTTGCCAGCATATTCTTCACGCTCCTTTTCTAGTTCGGCCAGAATACTTCTTCTGACTCCATATCAATGATTGCTTCATATCTCATTACTTTATGTTTCAACCCAGATGGATCCGGGGTGTCCTGACACAGGGTACGCACCAGCCCAAGTGCTGCCAGTGCCTTGTCTACCTTGAGTGCAGATTCGGACGTAGAGCGGTTATGCCAGATATCTACACGATATCGTACATAGCTCTTTTCCTCTCCCTGTGCGGTATGTTCATATACCTTGTTATCTTCTTCGGTGTACTGCACTGCCGGAAGCTCTGCCCAGTCTTTTGGGTACTGGTCCGTTACATTCCCGAACGCTCCGGCAAGTGCGGAATAGATCTGATCTTTTACGTTTTTCATAAATTCTTTTCGATTGCCTCCCGGATATTTATGAATTGTAACCAGAATCCAACATTTGTTGGGTATTTATATAGGAAGTAATTTGATTTTTCCTTAATGAAATGGTAATCCTTCATCATCAGCGTTCATAAAGCCATCAGGACTTGTCTGTGGTTTGGGTTGCTGTGCCTGCTGGTTGTTTGAAGCATTCTGAGCATTTCCTGAATTATTCTGCTGACTGGCAGCTTTGCTCTCTGCAAAATCCTGTTCCTCGATCACTATATCTGTTGTATATACCTTCTGTCCATCTTTATTCGTATAGCTTCCTGTTTGAATCCTTCCAGCAATTACAATCTTTGTACCTTTATGGAAATACTTTTCTGCGAACTCTGCTGATCTTCCAAACGATACGCAATTAATATAATCTACGGATGCTTCGTTGTCTCGCTTGATTCTTCTATCTACAGCAAGCGTAAATCTGGCAATAGCTGTTGCATTATCTCCCTGGGAATATCGCACTTCTGGGTCACGTGTAAGGCGGCCCATTAAAATAACTTTATTCATAGAATTGATTCCTCCTCAAAGCCTTTGTTCTGCTTCTAAATAACTTAGTATTCTTTTCTTTTTGCAACGATTGCAGCACAATTCTTTTCTGACATTTTTATTCATGTTTTCCCTGTCTTTCATTCAATAACTTTTATACCTGAATAATCCGGGCAATTTTCGGTGTACTCATACTTATCCAGATCGCCACATTGTGTTTTACATTCTTCTTTCTTTGGACAGCATATGCAGCAATAGTCCAGACCTTCTGTGCAATCTAATTTACAGTGTCCAATCATCTTCGTATTCAGCTCCATATCTAATCGGCCCTTGTTCTCCGAAAGGTCTTCTCCTTTCCGTTGATCGTTTCATTCGCTTTCTTTTTTTCTGTTCTTGATAGCGTTCATATCTTCTTTTCATAACTTCTACACTATCGCTCTTGAAATGACACCAGAATCTGTCTCCATCCTCATCTTCTGCACAAATTCCCACGTCCAGCAATTCACCTGAAAACATTGCGTGTTTCGGGGGAATGTCATAGCAGCTTCCAATAATTGTCAGATTTTTCTTCACACATGCCTGTGCCATTTCCCAAGGATCAGATGATAACCAAGAATTAAATATCTCGTGATAACCAATTTCGTAATTTTCAAGGCGATTCTGGATTGCTTTCACAACTGTTCCTGCCATTTGGTTGTATTTTTCTTTGATCTCTTCCTCTGTCATTTCTATTCCGAACAGTGTTTCTTCCGATGGAAACCGTTCTTCTGGTCCTCCTGGATTCCATAATTCGAGAATTACATAAGCCGCATTCACCTCTTTCACATATCCTTTAAAACTATGCCAAGAATTTCCCTGCTTGGCTCCAGATATTTCCTGGCCTTTCTTCAAGTGTCTGTATGTAACATACTTTTCTTCGGTCATTTTCTTTATCCTTTCTGCCCTGTTTCCACAGGGCAATACAGTTTATCAGTTATCCAGTTTCCCATAATAAGCGGAGCGGAAGCCGATGCCCGTGATCGAGTTGGAACGTGGACCGGCCAGGGACACGTTGAACACACCAGCACGCGAGGTGTCGGCCCAGTAGCCACCACAGATCGGGAAATATTCTCCGTCTGTACAATCCATATAGCAATACGCATCTGGTTCCCCTGCGAATAATGCCAATTCTTTGAGCTGCTCGCTATTGCAGTTAATCTGCACATTATTCCATCGTGTTCCAGTATAATCTTGTTCAATCTCCGGATCCGTTGTAATGCAGATGTTATCATCATCAACTGAAATTCTGATGATTTTTCCCTCATCATCTCTGATTGCTTCCCAGCAGTCCCCTTCCAGCGTCAGGTCAATATCCATAGCAGCATCATTATTCTTTGCCGCCTCCAGTACACCATTTCTGATTCGCAATCCTCTTACCATTTCCCATACGTTACCGCAAAGGTCATGCACTCCGGTTACTTTATGATTATGTGTCCATGTTGCCGGCCCTGATCCTGTCTTTGTTTTTCCGCTCCCTTCAATCGGTTCGCCTTTTTCCTCCGAATCTGCATGGTACTTTCCGTAATTCGTATTTCCATGTGGCAAGGTTCCATCTCTCAGGCTGAGATTTGCAAGCAGTCCCCATTCAGCCCTTGTCATCATGTGCCAGCCTTCACCTTTAGAGAAGCAAACCTCTGCTGCTTCATCATTCGTAATGTTTGTCCAAGGTTTCTGGTATGGAAGGCTATATGGTTTACCGTTGATCTCGCAGTTCGGGTAAACTGAAATATAAATCGAATCGTACTCTTTTCCTCCAACAATAAATGCCGGATGGACTTTATCACTTCCACCGAATAGCTCTTTATTTGTCACTTTACGAAACCGGTGCATAAATGATGGGATTCCTGCGTTATCGTAAATTGCTACGACTTCATGCTCCACGCCATTCTCCACCTGATCTGTTGGTGTTATCTGTTCTTCTGTACCACTTTTTTCCGGTTTAATAATCGCAGCAAATACAGACATAGATTCCACTTCTTTCTTTTTTCTTGCAGCAAACAGCTTTGCTCTCACCATTTCTTCTGAAACAAATTCCTTAGAGCCTTTCGCTTTTACCGTAAATTCCCTTGCTTTAAAAACTGCTTTTGCCATTTTCGTTTTCTCCTTTTTGTCAGCTTTATTTCATCATTCAAAATATCTGTTTTTTACTTACCGTTTTCTATAAATTCACAACTAAGCATTCTCACCGATGCTAACATTGCAGTTAAATCGCCCGCACTAATAATTTCAACATTATTTCCGCGACCAAACTCATCAAACATCATAATTTCATGGCTCTTTATAATTCCATAAAATAAATTGTCTTTATCTGAATCATCTTTAAGTATCTCTGCTATATCGTCTTCCAGTTCTTTTATAAAATCATACATAGGGATATTGTTTGTCTTATATTCAATTACAACCCTGGAAATAAAACCATCGGCAGCAAAGACAAGTTCATGTCTACATTTGTGGTTTCCGTTGATATACCAGCCGCGATCAATATATTTTTCTATTTCAGTTGGTTCATTTTTGCTGCTTTCCACAATGTCGTACATCAAATAATAATCAATTACCTCTTTGATACCGGTTTCCGTATAAACCTCATGTCTCTTTTCTCTAGCACAATCGCACTTTTTGTATGTGTCGAAATACATTGTATTTCCAGCTTCATTGTCTTTTTTAAAATAAGACTCGTATGCTTCGCTCTCTACATCATATCGTCCAATGCGTTCTCCGTAACTATCTGGTACGATTTTTCCGCTAAGTTCCAGTGTGATTTTGTTTGGAACTAAACCGTTCCCTATATTTGATAAATCCTCTCTTGCAATTGCAGTTATTTTCATTTTTTCTCCTGTTCTCTAAATATTGAATAAGTCAAATATTGATAATTGTCCTTCTGGCAAAGGTTTCTCTATTTTTGTATCCAGTGCAGCCTCTTTTAACCCTTGCTTTGTCTCTTGCATCATTCCAGAAAAATCCCAATGTATAAATCTTCGCATTGCAACAAGATCATCTTCTGAAATACTCTGGCTATATCCAGAGATGTATTTGATTATTGTTGCTTCTTTCTGGCTCTTTTCGCTTTTTCCGAATAATCCTATGTAATCCGGATTTTCCTTTATATTTCGCATAAGCTCAGATGCCTTTCGCCTGATCTCATCACCTTTTACCATGTAATTTGGTGGTACCTTTTCTGGAAGCGGCAAATAGTATTCTTCCGGGTAATCCCCCTCCTGCAATTCTTCCTCACACAGCCTACGTCCATATATGATGTGATTCCTTACCAGGTTCAGGTTTACTCCATCAGTCCAAAATGGATCGTTGCATCCGTTTTCCCGGAGCCTTTTCCATTGTTCATGAGATTCTCTGATAACCTCAGCAAGCTGTTCCTTTCTGCTCCTCTGCCTTTTTGCCATTTCCTATGCTCCCAAACTTCGCTTCGATTGCCTCTTTGATTTTTCCTCTCAGCGCCGGTCCTACGCCTTTGACCTCTCCGATCACTTCCATAAGCTGTTCATCTGTAATTGTTCTGACCGGTTTTTCTGTTACTGATTTTTTACCATCATTGAAACCGTTTGTATAAACACGTGTGCAAAACGCATCAAACTGCCGATGATCATATTCCTTTACCGTCTTGTACACCTCTCTAGTGGTTGTGTACCCTCCCATGCATCTTTTCGCCATTGTTACTCCTCCTGTTCCTGTAGCCATTCTCTGACGTTCTTTTCTCTCTTTTCTATCGGACACTCAGCAGCACAGCCACTTTCGCAGTCCTCGCACCCTTCATCGCAACTTGGTACTTTCAATCCTTCTGCGTAGGCCTCGCCCCACACCAGCAGGTCAACAAGTTCCTCATCAGATAAATTCCGGATTTTATCCGCATTCGTCACGGTGTTTCCTCCCTTAACCAGTTCACTATATTTCCGTATGAATCATAGATTTCAATCTCATCCTCTTTGCTATCAACTACTATAAATATGGCTCCTCATTATCTGATGATACAAATGTACATGTATTGCACAGACATGTAGCCAACTCCTCCAGCTCCTTTTCCACTCTTTCCAGCGAATATCTGGCATTATCTGTAAGCTGTCTCTGCCAGCAATTATTTTTTCGGCTCCATCTAAAGCCATTCTTTTTCAGAACATCTCTCACATTTGATTCTGGTTTATCATCAAAGAACAGCTGCAAACGCATGATCTCCGCATTTTCTACGGTACGGAAATATGTATTTTCACTCTCGGTATTTCCTTCCGTTTTAGCTGCTCTGAGCTTCTTGAGTCTGCCTTCTATCCGGTGAATCTCAGCATTATTGTTTGAAAGCTGGTATGTGGCAAAAGGCTTGTCCTCATAATGCCAGTCCTTCTGCATTTTCTCTTTCAGATTATCAATCTGTTCCTGTGTCAGTACAGGGCAACCATCCAGAGCTTTATTCTTTCTGTAATATGCATTTGCAGCTTTCATCTTCTCCTGCAATTCCTTTAATCCGTTCAGCTTCTTTTCCAAACGTTCTACTGCATCCACATCACCAGATTTAATAATGCCCTTCCCGTTTCCAATGCTCCGGATCCGGCTAAGCATCTTCTGGATTTCCTGAAATTCTTGATAGTTTCTATCAGATGCAGCATTCTGTTTTTCTTTCTTCCTTACTGGAAAGTTTGCCGGTCCGCAGATCATAACTGATGGACACATACAACCGATGCGGCTTCGATCATTCAAATTGGCTGCCATCTTTTTTGAATATCTATCTGCAATACCATATACCCTGTCAGCTTCCTCCGGTCTGCTCTCAGCAACCTTGTCTGCTAGATCATACGCTTCGTCAACATATCCTTTGTATTCTACTGTCAGGCTGCCTTCCTTATAATCCCGGAACGACATCATCTCATGAGCAGACCTTGCGGACTGCTCATTGATCTCGTAATAGATTCGTTTTCTCATTCTTCTTTTTCCTCCTCTTCGTCTGATAATTCATCCAGGAATCCGTACAGCTCAATGATTTCGTCCTCATTCAACTTGGATTCGATTCTTTCTGCAAAATCACAAAATCTTTCGCATAACGGTTTCTGGGATTCTCTGATTTTTCTGTTTTCTTCCTCCACATCTTCAAAATATGTAGAAGCAAGAATAACTTTTTTCTTTGCCTCGGAAACAATGACCGGCTTGTAACCTCGCTTTTTTAAGGCTTCCATATCTTTCTGATCTGTAACCGGTGCTGCCTTCGCACCATATTCATTGATAAAATCTTCTGCAATCTCATTTTTGAGGTCTTCCGGTACACACTCACACATAATGTACTGACCACTGTATGAATCAATAGATTTTTTCAACAGTTCTGCATTCTGAGCATTTTCAACCATTTTGGAAGCATACCAGCAAACATCGAATGAATTTACCATGTTTCTGTCTCTTTCCAATCTCACGTAACATGGTTTGAAGTCTACTCCAATGTCAAGTCTTGGTTCTTCGCAGATATATAATCCTCCGACAAATATCTTTCCTTTATGTTCCGGACTTTCCAGAATATCTCCATACATTGTTTCGATTTTCTGATAATCTCCCTGTAAATGAAGATTGGAATTTGTGACTTTCTCATATTCTTCTGGCGAAATTCCGGAAATTTCAATCATAAGGCTATGATCTGGTACTTTCTCCCATACTGCCGCAGTTTCTACAAAAAATGTAGGTACTAAAGCACCATCATATTTTCTGGATTTTACCAGTCTCGGTCTCCAGACTTCACGCCTGCAGTAATTGTTGAATACAACTGTTTTGCCTAATCGCAGAAGAACAACCGTTGCAATTTTGTACCCTTCTCCATGATTCCCGATCATTGCATCATCATCATTTTTAGTGGTCGTTCCGAACAGAAGTGTCTTAATATCCAGCTCGCTATGCTTGTTTCCGATTATCAGTTTTTCTTCTGCCTCGTCATATTCAAATAACATTTTGTTGCTGCTGTCTCTGGTTTCCTCATCAATGGAGTTCTGGAAGAACTCTCTCACTGCTTCTGTTACGCCCCATCCTGGGACATAATCCGCACTGATACTCAATTCATATTTTCGCATTTTCTTCTCTCCTGTTCTCTGTACTCATTCATTGTTGGACGTTTCCCGTCCAGATCATCCCATGTATAAGGCTCTTTAGTTTCCTGCTCATAATTTGCTTTGTAGCAGTCTCGACATACGCACCGACCACTGAGCCATCTCATTTTGCCCCAGTATTCAGGTTTCTTGCATTCTTTGCAGATCACAATTTCATCATTCAATGTCATGCCCCCTTGTTTTCTTCCTGCCCCTGTGTTAATATCAAACCGAGGCGGCGGCAGGTGAAAACCGCCCCGGTTCATTTGGATTTTGGCTCCGGTTCTATTTCTCAGGTAGGCTCCGGAGCCTTATTCTTTTTTCTCTTTCTTCTCTGCTTCTTTTTCTGGAAGTTCATTTCCTGTCATATAAGTTGCTAAGTCGTATGCTTCTTCTGCTGTATGTCCATGTGCTAAAGCCCATCGCATTGCTCTCACAACCATGTCCCCTGTATTTTTAGTTGGCATTTCAAACTCCTCCATTTTCTCACCTGCCTTTCTGAAACTCATTTAATTGAGTTTGCAATTATAATTTAACACGTAGTTAGCAGTTGTCAATACCCTGTTTTACATTTTCCTCAATTTTATGAGTTTTTAATTCCAGTGAATATCCCATTGTTGAAAACAATGCCTGAACACATTCATAGCTGACCTGTTCTTCATCTGCGCTCGCAAAGAACTCTGCAATTTCTTTTTCTCCCGGATCCGCTGCGCCTTTCTTTTTCTCAACTACCAGATCATAGTCCAATGCCGCAAGAATCTTTCTTACTGTCTCGAAATTTGGTCTGGTATTTTTATTCAGCTTCGTCCAAAGGTTCTGCCGGGTTGTCCCCACCCTTTCTGCCAATAAATCGTATGTCATTCCTCTGTTTGACATTTCCTCTTTGATAAACTCTACAATGTTTTGCATTTTTTCCTCCTATGCCACTCGGTACCGGTATTCAATACACTCCCAGTTGCCGTTCCATTCTGCCGAATCAGCCACGATTCCTTTCTGTTCCTCCACTATATCAAGCAGATCGCCTTCGTACAGTTCTTCCATCGGATAGCCCCGTTCCTTTTCAATCTCCTCTGTTTCACCATCTAGGAACAAATTGCCATTTTCGTAAATTGGTTCGTCCTCATCCCATGCACTGCATTTTCTGAATGCCCTTGGGTTTTCCCATTCCTCCCGGCGGCGTTCCCAGTATTCATCTTCTCCAGGTATTCCACACATAATGCCTCGCCTCCTTCAGATCATTTAGGTATATAGTCATATCTGGTATGCCAATGATACCGATACAACCCTGTCACCGGATTGATACCTTCATACCTCTCTCGCCATTCTTCCAGCATTTCCCGGTATGTAAACATTTCTCCGGTTTCTTTATTCCGGTACAGCCTTACCGGCTGTTCGCCGGTGTTTGCTTTATCCATCTTGCTCGCCTCCCTCTTCCGGTAAATACTCAACTTTAATATGAGCCGCCATGAAGCAGTCGGGTTCTCCATCAAATTTATTTCCTGCGGCTGAGTTGGGTGTATCTCCTCTTTCCTCGCAGCACTCTCTCGGGCTGCAACAGTCTGTGTTCTTCCAAAGCTTTCCATTTTCGTCCTCGTATACGTACCGTCCCCAGTCGTCCCTGCCGATATATTTCAGATGCAGTGTTTTAATCTTTACCGCAACCAGTTCACAACCGACAACATCAAAATGTCCGAGCGGCTTTTCGTATTCAATGTAGCCCCATGCCTGGCAGCCTACTTCCTCAACAAATTTTTTATTGTCAAAATTCTCAATCTCCAAGACTTCGTTATTTTGGGGCTTCGGATATCCTCCTGGCATAATCGGACGCTGTGTGCTGTAATAACGATATTTCATTGTTTTTGCTTCCTCCTCTTATTTTTTTCTGCCCCAGGTTTCTGAGGCAGATCACTTTATTAATCAAGCAGGCATTCCTGCGAGATGCTGTATTTCTCTTTCAGCTTTTCAAAAGCTCTGTTTGTTACCCGGTATTCATTCCAGCCAACTCTATGATCTTTTGAGCAGAAGTCCTTTTCCTGATATTTTTTTATAAGCTCAATGCCTCTGCCTTTAAGTTCCAGTGGTGTGTCAATGAACCAGTGTTTCCCGTAATATCCTCTGGATGCCTCCATCTGGCACTCTGGTTTCTGACCTCCCATTTCTGGTGTATATCGGTATACTCCAGGAGCCTCAGCGACTTCTTTTTCTATCGGATCCGGTTTTGCCATCTCCAGCCGTTTTTCTCGTCCTTGCTCTGTCAGTTTTTGTGCCTCGCCGTCCAGAAGCTTTCCTGATTTCTCCAACTGCTCTATACTCTCAACATAAAAATTGAGAACCTCTTTTGTAGCTGCAACAGCAATCAGTCTGGAAAGATTATCATAACCACTGCTGGCTGCCTGCGCTTTTACTGGAAACCGAATGATCTGTGCCATGCCCTTTGCCCTCTCTTTCTCATTTCTGGCTGTTAATGTATTTTCTGCATCCTGCATAAGAACCGGTATAAACTACCTTGCCCTGATATGCTACTGTACAGGTATCACTCCATCTGCTAATCTCGTACACTTTTCCATTTGCCAGTTCGTATCGCTCCACTTCTATTCCTCCTCATTTCTCATCAGGCACTTTAACATATCAAGCTGTTCAGAATACTTATCCTTCCTGTCAATAGCCTCCTGCAGCTCTTTTACTTTTCCGGGCATGAACATTGCAATGTTTCTTGGATCGTCGTTCTGCGCCTTCTCCTTAATCTCTTTCATGCATCTTTCGATGTTTTCCTGCTCCCATTCGATTCTCATTTTTACGCTTTTGATCATGCCTTCTAATTTTCCCTGTTTCATCTGCTTTTTCTCCTACAACTCATTTTAATGTGATTTCACTATTCATAACTCGTTCTTATGAGTTTAATATAACACGTAAGTTAGTAGTGTCAATACCCTATTTTACAAAAAATGAGAAAAAAATTTAAGGACAGCTCATTTTATTGAGCTATCCCTTTTTAGCTTTATTCTGTTCCCTCCTGCATATTCTTCAATAATTCCCATGCCATCTTGAACCCTGCGTAGAATCCTGTTTCCTCCGCTGCCGCTCCGTACTGACTTACCCATAACATAATATCATCTATACCACCATTCCCGATTTGCAGCTCATTTAGAACGCTGATAACTTTTTTATATGTAACTGCCATTCTTTCCGGATCCGGTTCATCGCTCTCAATCCGGTTTTCGTAATAGCCTTGGAATATCTGCTGTAATGCTGTCATACTTGTACCCCCAGGATTTTTTGTATTTCTTTTAATTCATCCAATGTGTAGCTTTCCCATTTCACACCTGATGCAAGAAATCTTACAAGTTTTCTTTTATGGTAATAATCTTTTGCCATTTCCATATCTGGAAATAATATTGTCTTATATCCATAATCAATATTTTCTTCTAAAAAATCATCCGTATAATCTGGTTCTTTAAATCCTATCAGCAAATAGTCTGGTACAGTTTTGATGTTTACTTCTTCCCCTCTAGCTGCATACAGGTATTTCCGCCCAATTTTCGCAACGGTATACTTTTTGGGCTTCAATCCTTTTAGTAACGCTATATCCTCATATGAAAACGCATATACAACTTGTCCCACTGTAAAATCTTTTATTCTCATCCTTGAGCCTCCAATCCCTGTCCAAATGCAAGAGCAATCATTTTCTGTAATCTCGCATTTTCTTCTCTCAGCTTTTCGTTCTCTTTCTCCAATGCCTCTGTTTTGGACTTCATCGCCTCCAGATTGATCCCGTCAACGTACCTTGCATCAGTACACCATTTTGTAACAGTAGCTTTTGCTACGCCATACCGCTGTGTAATTTCATCGAAGGTCATTCCATGAATCTTATGCATATTTACAATAAATTTCTTGAAATTTGCACTATACCGTCTGGTTGTATCATGGTTCGGACCGGTAGGCTCCTCTGGAATATCATCTATTTTGCTTTTCTTCACTTCGATTTTAGGCTGTGCTTTTTCTGGCTCCTGCAGCATTTCCACCTCGCCTGTGACTTCCTCTTTCTCTAAATGGATTCCCATTTTTGCAAGATCATCAATCTCATCCATAAGAGCGAATAATCTTTTTCTGTACTCTTTATTCATTGTCCATGCCCCTCCTTGAATCATATAATTTCCAGAAGCCACAAAACAAACATAATTCCTGGAACTCCTACAGAAATTGCTCCAAGAAGTGCAGCGGTGATATTCGATTCAATTTCCTCTTTTCTCTTCGCCTCTATTTTGCGGTTTCTTCTTTCTCTTTCATTGCAGTATCTTAATATTCTTTCTGATTCCTGAATGGTCCTCTCGCTTCCGTATTCTTCCACGATTGACCATTCTCCAAAATCAGCAATCGTTACATAACCGTCCATCATTCTATTCCCCTTTTTCATTCTTTCTCAGTTCTGGCATTTCCCTGTACCGCCCAGGGCGTAGGTTTCAATCTACGAAGTGCTTTCTTTCATGCCATAAAATAGGCGATTGGGTATGTGAATTTATATGGCTGCCTCATACTTTACAACCTGTGCAGTATTGTTCCGGTGCTTCCACTCCCGTATCCGATTTCACATTAAAATCAGCAAACCTGTTGTCCATCATTGAGCATTTTCTTGCGTTCTCTACTCGATCTTGCATACCGCATCCAGCTTTCGCATTAAAAACTGGCAAAACCTGTTGCCCTATACCAACCGCTTCGACCTGCCATCATCAGTGCCGGGCGGTCATTCCCGGCAGACGGCCATTACTGACCGTTTCGGCTTATTCTTTTTCAAAATATCCATATAAGCAGCATGTTCCAGAATCCCATGTATCAAAATAATTACCATCAACAACTGCTACGCAATGGTTTGCAACGTTCAAGAAAAATGTTCCTGTTTTATGGCCCTTAGCAAAGCCATCAACCGTTGGTCTTTTTGAACCTTTTTTATTGCTTATTCCATGATATGTAAACCCATTTTCTTTCAGATAACTTTCATAGCACTGTTTTCCATTAGGCATACATTGAAGTCTTTTGGCATATGGAATAAGTTCATCAAATACCTGCATCCAGTTTTTTCCAGTAACTTTTGTTAATGCTCTTACCACGCAGTCGCCATAATTATCCTTCAGATCTTTCTCATTTGGCTGATAATATTTATAATTTCTACTTGCCATGTTTTTTCTCCTTTTTCGTTATGTTGAGTTTTCTTTTTTTAAACTCGTTTTATTGAGTTTAATATAACACGTAGTAGGTAGGTGTCAATACCCTATTTTACAAACTTTGAGTTTTTTTCTTAGTAAAGCTCATAACTCATTTTATTGTGGTTGTTGCCTTTTATTAACAGTGGTATCATTAAAATAAAAAAGGAGATTTTTCTATGAAAAAGAGAACATTTTTTACCCCCCCCCCGAAAAAATCTGACAATTTAGTAGCCACTTCTTTTCATAAGCTTCTTTGCTTATCTTCCTGTGCCATAATCGGACTTATTTCTTTAGGCTGCTCCAATGTTACTGCACAAGATCAAGCGTCTACATCTGAAAAAGCTGCTCAGATTTCTTCTTTTTCGGATTACTCTTGGGGTACTTCTTATGATGATATTTATTCAGATCAAATAACCTCAGATATGAAAGAGGCTGTTGATTATCAATGTGATGAATCTAATGATATTTCTGCATTAACACTTCTACATCAAGAAGTTGCAGGCTATCCAGATGTTTCTTCCTCCTATCTTTTTTCAGATAATAAGCTCATTGCTGGAAGCTACGATCTTGACATTGATGATACGGCATTTGATGATTTATCAAAAAAAATCACTCAAACATATGAAAAACCTTATCTCGAAAATGAATCTACTGGTTGGGGAAAATTATCCATCTGGATTGATGATTCTAAGGATGTAATAACGTTATCAGAAATGCTTGGCGTTACTTTTTTTGAGGCGGATAGCCCTTGCCTTGAATTTTTAAATGATCAATTTATCGAATTTCATGACGTTGATCTCGTATCAGAAATAAAAAAATATAATAACTTGGATGGGCTTTCAGAATCTGCTTCTGATTCTTCCAACCCTCTACTGAATGCTCAAGTTGTTACTGCTCCAGCAAAAAGCGGAGATAATTCTAAAACGCTCGGAACCTACGCATATATCAGTATTTCTAAAGCCATTTTAAAAGCGGTTACTTTAGAACAATTCACTGAATTTGCGCAAACAGTAGTTGATAACAGCGGTTACAATTGGTTTTCCATCATCTGTGAGGACGGAACCGGTATCTGCTTTTCAGGATCAGATATTTATTATCCTTCATACGGAAAATTAGATACTGATGGAGCAATTACGGATGGTTATGGTGATATTACGTGGGACTTTGATACGAGCTCATACACATATACACCACGACAATAATTTTTCTTTTTATTGGATTTTCACAAAATTCAAGTCTAGATTTTATAAATATCTCACGAAAATGAGTTGATTTTCCAACATTTGTTGGCTTTAATTTGTCAGCCATTTTTCAGCCTTTGGCTGACTGAGACTTAGGTTTAGAATAAGATTAAGAGAAAAGATAAAGATATATACTCATTTGCACCAGCTTTTCCTCCAACAATGTCAGGGACAAATTGGCTTACAAGCGGCTTGACGAGATTTAAACTTAGTATTTGAGTATATAAATATAGTTAATACATATGCTTTGTTTGCACCGGGATTATCCAGAGACAAATAAAAAAGTCCCGACACCATTCAGGCATCGGGAAAGGGTAGTAAACTCAATATTTTGAAGTTGACATTTTACTCGTAACAGCATATGATAATAACAGCTAAGCAAGCTGATGAAATTGCATTAGGCAAAACGAAAACCCCTGAAAGTGGTCCAGACTTTCAGGGGTTTTCTATTCCGTTTATGTAAGGTGGCTTATGCCTTTAGGCTGTCTGCGCTGCTTATTCGTCTCCATCCAGCCATTTGCAAATGTAGTAGCTAATTACGCCTGCTATGATAGAGACAAGCAAACTGATGAATAAATCTTGCATTAGGTTTCACCTCCTTCCTGCCGGAGGTGCGCAGCAAAATTATGTTATCACATTACACATATTTCTACAATTAGATTTTTCATCTGAGCAGAATGCTTTTCCAAGTTGCTGGTCCTGCGCATCCATCTACACTCAGGCCTTTCTTGGTCTGGTATTTCTTGATTGCATATACTGTATTGGTTCCGCATTCTCCATCAATGGTCAGATTCTTTCCGTCCTTCCCTTTGAATCCATTACTTTTCAGTAATCTCTGTAATAACTTAACGTCATTTCCTTTGCTTCCGTTCTGAACGTTTCCTACGCTAAACATATATCCGCTGCCTCCTGTCGTTGTTGTGGTGGTATTTGTCGTGCTTCCTTTTCCTGCATTGGAACCATTATCAACAGTTACGTTTACATGGTGTCCTGTGTTCAGGTTGATATCTCCTCTCTTTGCAAGGCTTGAATCTTTCAGGTATCGTCCCTGCAGAACTGTAAAATATTTCTTTCCCTTTGCAGAATTGAAATAATCCATCATGTTACCGGTATATGTAGCATTGCATTCCTGCAACTCTTTGATGCCTTTCAGGTGGCCTACTGCCTGGATAAGTACAATTGTTCCTTCGCTACAATCGCATTCGCAAGGTTTTGTGATTTTGGAAGGACGATACCCTACCGCTTTCATCTGCTGTCGGAACGTACAACGATCAGCAGAATTTCCTGCCGTTCCCTGGTCGTAACCGATCTTATCATTCAGCGCTGCTTCGATGGCCAGATCAGCAAACAGATTTCCAAGACTTTCATCCTTCCATCGAAGAATATAATTCCATCCGCCAGTTGGATATGCATACCATGAGCGAAGATACCATTCTGTTCCGGTCTGGTCCCCTGCTTTTCCTCCTGCATATCTCCCGTTTTCATCATGTCCACAATTCGACATTCTTACTGCCATTGTAGTTCCTCCCTTCTGTTCTGTACCTCCATCAGCATATTTTGTAATGAACTCATAAACCTTTTTTTGGCGTGTAGTGTAATCCCCGACCTGATTCGGCTTTGGATCGGCAGGATCCGTATTCAAAGCTGCATAAATTCCTTTTGCTGTGTATGGTTTTGCTGTCTTTGCCAGAATCCGTTTTAATGCGGATGCACCGCCCTGATGATAGATGTTAATGCACTCCATCATAGCTGTATCTGGCAGGGTTCCATAAGTCTTGCCAAGGCTTGTTGCATATTCTTTGATCTGTGTTTCCATCAATTCATCCTGGCATTTAATACCAATCGTTGAGGAAATAATTGCAATAATGCATTTCCCTTTGGCTGATGCGGAAGATACTCCATATCTGTCCCAGCTCTTTTTCAGATCAGCAGCAATACCGGCAGTGTCAAGTTTGGAGAAATCTGCCGGATATTTCTTCTGGATATTCTGCAAAAGTAATCTTGCTTCGCCTGCATACCACTGACCGGCTCCAATCGTGATCGCTTTTTCATTTGGCGTATTTGCTCCTACTCCTGCAAATGCAGAATAATTTTGGTGCCCATATACCTGACCGCCACTTTCCACAGCATATAGAATTTTTCTCAATACAGTAATGTTTTGCTGTTTCATCTCCAATCACCTCCGGTCTCGTCCAATTCATCCATAAAACCGCAGACATCTTCAAACCATCTTCCGGTTTCTCTTGCCAGTGCAGCCAGAAAGCAAACGCCCCCAAACGCTGCAACGCCTGCAACAGTAATCGCAATACTTTTAATTGTCATTTTGACAAGCCCTCCCATCTTGTAAAATAAAAAAGCGCCTTACCTCCGGGATAACTATTCGGAAGTATGCACTTTGAACTGAGAAATTGCCTGAATCACTTTATCATATCCGACCATTGCACACAGCCATGACAACAACACTAACGCAATTAAAATCACTGCCATTTTTTCATTCATAAGTGTTTCAGTCAGAATCATATATCCGGTATCTACTGCAATGGACAGAATCACCGCAACAACACCAGCAAGTAGATTTGACCGATACGGTTTCTTTGCCTCGTCCAGTAGCTTCTTGATTCCTTCCGTCACTAGCCCGGTCAGTACAGACACGATCATCAGTAACAGTAAAAATGTTTCAAAATTCATCATTGTTCTTCGTCCTCCATTTCTTCATTATCTCCTGCATCCCCCTGATATTCTCCACCAGGATCAGCCGGCTCATTATAATCTTGTTTTCTCCTGTGCTTTTCCTTGCTGGTCTTAATCCATCCACAGATGCCACATTCACCCAGCAGTGCTGCAATTAATGCGCACCACGCTGATTCCGGAGCGGAACCGCACTGGGAGAATACTGCAAGCATTTTCCAGTTTATATACATCATGTAAACGAATACACATATAAGCACAATGTTCAATGTACCAAGCCTTTTAATCAGCTCCTGTACTTTTCTTTTTTTCTGCCTTTTGCGGCGAGAATTTCTTCTGCTCAACTTTTTACTTCCTCTCTACCTCTTAACACGCCGTATAATCATTCTGACAGGCTCAGGCACAGCTTCAAAATGCTTTGGTAAACATTTCCTCACATAAGAATAAAAATCCGTTAAAGCAGCAAATAAACGAGCTTTGTTCTATTTTAAACTCATTTATGTGAGTTTGTGGATAAAAATGTGGAAAACCTTAAAAGCCGATCTGCTTTGCCAGGACTCCAATTGCAATTCCAAGTATCGCTGTCAGAACATATCCTGATACCTTCCTCCACATTTCACCGTCACGGTTTTCCAGCGTTTCCAGTCTTTCACCTTGGCGGCTCTGCTCTTTTACCATGCTTTCAACAGACATTGCCAGTTTCTGTACGGAGGTTGCCAGCTCTGAAATTTGCTTTGTCGTGCCTTCCAGAATTTCAATCCTACGATTCTGCCGATTGTTTTCAGCATCTAATCTGGCACAGAACTCTGTATGTTCGGCACGAGTGATATACTCATCCATCGTTCTCACCTCCTCCCCCTCCTGACATTTCTTCTTGCCATTCCACATCGTCCGTATCTGCATACGGGCGACACATAATCTCTATAACGTCCAGATCATTGTGTATCTGGTCAAGACTTTTGTTCGATTTTCCGTCAATATAGAACAGGAGGTCATAAACCGCAGACCATAGCTTCGCTATAATTTTCAATTTCATAGGTTATTTCTCCTACAACCTTGTTTCTATCAAGAACTACTGAATCTATCAGTTCCTTCCGGAACTCTTTGCAATCGCAGTGATCCAGCATACCAAGATAAGATTTTAATGTGGCCGTTACCACTTCCATCTCGATCAATCCAGCATTGTATTCCTCTACTTTTCTTCTAAGATGACGCTTCATCTCCAATGTGGTACTTTTCCTGATAGTTACATAATGCGGCCATATCCGATAGCCTACAAACTCTATGCCCTGCGATATCGGGCGTATGCAAGTCTTTTGGTTCAGAGATAACCGCAACGTAGTTTCTACAAACTTCTGGATTTCGGCTTTCCACATGTGAAGCTGTTCCTTGCTATCTGATAGAATGATGATATCATCCATATATCTGACATAAAAATGGATGCACAGTGTTCTTTTACAGAACTGATCCAGCACATCCAAATAAATATTTGCAAATACCTGCGATAACAGATTTCCTACCGGCATACCTACATCGTAAAGCCTTTCCTCCAAAGGCACCTCTCCAGGGCCTTTACCAGGCGGTAATCCAAATGGCGTATGCTGGCAATCTATAATGTTATACAGAACTTGCAAAAGCTGTTGATCTTTGATTTTTCTTGCCAGAATCTCTTTTAATACTTCGTGAGATATCCGGTAAAAATATTTGCTGATATCCAGTTTAAGGTAATACCATGTGCCGGGCTTATGTTCTACGGATTTTATCCAATACCGCAGTCTTTGCATGGCAGCAAGTGAACCCCTTCCAGGAATACAGCCGTAAGTATCTTTGATATATCCTTTTACCAACAGGGGATTTATGACACGATATATCGCCCATTGCACAATGCGGTGATAAAACGTGATTGACATGATCATTCTCTTTTTAGGTTCGTAAACATAAAAGATATAATACTTATCAATCGTATATTTACCAGAGCGTACATCCTGTTGTATCTGTTCAATGACATTCCAAATATCATGCTGGACGCGAAGAACATCTTTGTTGTATCTTCTGCCTTTTGACGCATCTTGGATTGCCTCATACAGATTATCGTCAGAGAATATCAAGTCAAAAACATGCTTGATTTTCATTGATTTTCCCTCTGTTTTTTCATTATTTCGTTGTGTTTGGCGGTTTTCTCATAGGTACTGGCAGCCTCCACAACCGATGCCACATCTGCAGAATGCCATCAACATAGCACCATTTTTCTCCTGCTTTTCAGCCGGAGTGGAAACAGGTTCCTTTATCCCCTCGCACTGTCGGTAGTCCTTGGAGTTTCCGATTCTGGCATCTGAGGGTAGAGCGGAGCGGAAGCCGATGTTCGTGTTCGAGTTGGAACGTGGATTGTTCAGGTTCACGTTGAACACACCAGCATTCGAGGTGTTGTTCCAGTTGCCACCACAGATCGGCAAACGCTATAACCCATTCCCTACGAAAATACTCAATGTCTTTTATATCGGCTGTTTCCATATCTGGAAGATTTCTGCTGCTGAGTAGCCGTATTGTCAGCATCAGAGTTTGCTCCATTCACCGTATTAATAAAACCGCCTATCATTCTGCCTATTTCTTCTGAACGTCTAGTCCATTCTTTGTAGCTGGACAGTCCTTTCAGAATATTCAGATCATATGCTACTTTGATAAATTCTTGCAGGGTTTTATTCTCCCTGTCAAAATCTCCAAGAGTAGTTTTCTTGTAATATTTCTCCCTGATATCTACTGATAATCGAAGTAATTTCTTCATGCAATCCATCAGATCATTTCCAATGGCATATTTATCGGCTACGCTCCATCTCTTTATAAGCGGATATGCATAGTCTATCATGTCTTCGACCTTCTGAAGAATCTGGAAGGAATCATCTTTTGTGACAGTTCCGGTGTTCTGGCTTTCCTCCATACTTTCGCAGCCTCCATTTTTCTACTGCCCTACTACCGTAGGGCAGAACAGTACACAGTTCTCAGTTTTACAGTTCACAGTAAGCGGAGCGGAAGCCGATGCTCAGGTACGAGTAGGAACGTGGATTGAACAGGCTCACGCAGAACACACCAGCATTCGAGGTGTTGCTCCAGCCGCCACCACAGCGCGGCAAACGCTCTCCCGAAGTATTCAGTCCATGATAATCTCCACCGTAATCTCCATTCGGCTCATCCGGGTACAGGAGGAGAGCTTTTGCCAGCTCAGGAGCTGCTGAAAGTCCATCTCCTAATGTCATGTTATTGTATGGTAACCAGTTACCCTGATCTTTCGGTGTAATATCTCCTTTGGTAAGCTGAATCTTTCCAGAAACAACATCCCATTTCAGAGTGCCGGCAGTTCCAGGCTCAACCAGTGTGCCATCTGCTGCAATGGCTTTCCAAAGAGTGGAGCTTGCACCCATGCTTGCATCAGCGGCCATGCAGTTTGCATATGGAATGATCTGGATTTCTCCATTCATCAGTCGCATACCTGCACACCATTCCCAAACATTACCGTTCAGGTCTGCAATTCCATCAGGCATCCAGTTATGGTTCCATGTATTCGGTCCGGATCCGGTTGCGCATCTGGCAATTTTCCCACTCTCGTAATAAGTCGGAACGCCTTTTTCATGTCCATATGCGTGATCGGCTCCGTAATTGTTATTGCCTCTCGGCATGGTTCCGTTTTTACGACACCATAAAGCAATAGCAGACCACAGGGAATAAGGTGTAAGGCTCCATCCTTTTCCTTTATTTCGACAATATGCAACTGCCTGATCGAAATTAAGGCTTGCTCTTGGGTCACGCATCGGGAGGGAATATCCACGTTCATTCAGGACAATGTTCTGATATTTTGAAACATAGATAACGCTCTTTTCTACTCCGTCCACACTGAATGCCGGGTGAATGTTTTCACTTCCTCCTGCAATCAGGTCAGACATTTTCAGTTTCGGGAATGGAACCATTACAGAAGGCATTCCCAGATCATCAAATAATACGGTGTTTTTCCCACCGGACAGTGCTTCAATAGATAACTTTAAATCGTCAAAATTCGGCATTGTTTACTCCTCCATTTCCCATAATGTCAGTGTGCATTTGTCCATAGAAAAAGGAACCGGTTTGCGTTCCATAATGGTTGGCTGTTCGGTTCCCACTTCTGCATCCGGATTATAATTCGGATTTTCTTTCTCTGTTTCTGTATATTCCCTTGCCGGGATAGTAAGCTGAGCTACATATTTGTCACCGGCGCTGGCTCCCATCACAAGACCACCGGTATAATCCTGGCAGATATCAATAGTCACTTCGTAGTCTCTTTCTTTTTTGTCAACCCGGAAAGACATTTCTCCATCACCAAAATCAATGGATTTTCCACTGATTTCATAATCTACAAAATTTGTACCATTTTCAGGTAATTTGATAACTTTCATCAGTAATACTTCCTCCTGTTCTCTGCTGATCTGACTGCCTCGTTAGTTCTTGCCGCTGCCACTTCCGCAGCTTCTCTCATTGCAGAATTATTTCTATCCACACCGTAAGATTTCATGATAAATTCTGCATCCGCTTTTCTTTCCTGATTCGGAATGATCACATTCGCCATTTTAGATGCCTCCTCTCACATAACACCGAACTACAACGCTTGAAGCAGAACCGGTATATTTGATTTTGAATCCATTCAGTAATTTGTCGCTGATTTCAAATTCACCAGCCGCACCACCGGTAACGCTTACGACCTCAACAGTGATCGTATAATCCTTGGTATTTCTTGGAGTAACAATCTGTAAGGTTTTGATGGAATTGTTATGTGGATATACCTGGCTGTTCGTCAGAGTAGCTTCGATTACCTCTCCAGTAATTCCTTTCAGCTCCTCATTCTGTCTCAGCAACATTCTCATTGCTTCGGAAGACATCAGCATAGCTTCCAGTGCTGCCAAATCCATAATATTGAAATTTGTTGCATTCTGCGGAGTTCCCTGTGTTCTTACTGTTCCAGGTGATCTCTGCAAGGTAACCTTGTCCCCCTCAACAGTCTGTGCGAATCTATTTGGAAATTCGCATACCATGTCTTTCCAGTTTACAAGACTTCTCATTTTCTCACCTTCTTTCCGTTATGATGTTTTCAGAACTTCTGAGATTTCCAACTGCACGATATAAGAAAAGCCCTCTGCAACAGAATCCATTTTCAATCGTTCTGCCTTAGAGAGCCATAACTGGTTATCTGTATCATACAGCTGCACTTCTGACACTTCACCGGATCCGGAAGATAACTCAATCTTGAAAGCTATCTCCAGCATTCCGTCGGAAGTAGTTGTTACCGATTCAATCGGCACCTTGTAATAGGTTGAGCCTACTTTGTACTTTGCATATGCAATCCGGCGTTTCGTATAATCACGATACCCCTGAATAGCTGCACTTGTAAGTAATGCCATTCTGGAACCTCCTTCTTTTTATATTCCTAATGCATCACCGCAGATAGGATATACCACTTTCCAGCTTTCGGTTTTTACCTTCGGAAGTACATCTCCTCCTGCTGTCTGCAATTCGGTACTGATTATTGGATATATACCGGCATTTCCAGAATCACCGGCTACTGGGTATACTGTTTTTACAGCCTGTACCGCTGCTTTTACAGTAATTCCGTCACAGGCTATGCCTAATCCCATATTTACGTCTGGAAGCAAGCCTGCCTGTATAAAACGCTTCTCCCACGCTTCTGTTTCTATGCTTAACCCAAGGCTTACTTTACATGTGCATTTCGTCTGGAAAGGAATGTGTGCCGGTATTCTCCTACTGATGATTTTCTGCAGTATTCCTAAAGAAATAAAGCCACTATCGTTGTTGTTAAATTCAACACACAGAGTGTCTCCATCCCAGTACACTTTTCCTTCGTGTCCGGTATATGCCTTGATGAGCTGCAAAATAACGCTGCCACTCAAATGACCGGTTCCAGAATAATATATTTCAACTATTCTTCGCCGTTCTTCAATGGTAAGCTCTGCATCGTGTTCAATTCCAAGCATCCTTTCATACGCAAGTAAAGTTGGAAGATCGGCCTGTGAAGGAAACAGGTTCTTAACCTCCTGCTCCATCTTCTTTGCCAGAATATCCAGAAGCCACCCTTCAAACATATAGACGGCATTCATTTCTCTGTACTCTGTCCACCACTTTGGACCGTAGCTGACAATTTCTTCATATCCAGGTGAAGATGAATTATAAAATATTTCCATCGACAGTCACCTCCCCCAGTATAGGAATCTGCAAAATAGAAAAGGTAATATTTGCTGAGTTCCCATTCAGTTTCAGTTCGTCATAATCAATAACCTCGTCCATATTTTCAAGTATGGAGCCAACATGTGCGTAGCGGATTGCCATACCGTTTGTATATTCTTCCAGTGACATTTCGACAAAATATTTCTGTAAAAGGTTTTTGAACGCTTCCTGTATTCCTGAATATGTCGCATCACTTTTTTTCAACACAGAAACTGTAATGTCAATCTTCACTGCTTCAACAGCTACGGCAGTAAAGAACTGTCCTATATTTGCAACTCCTTCACCCATTCCTGTACATCCAGGATCGATATAATTCTGGACATTATCTATAACTGTCTGTGATGGTACTCCTCCAACCGCTGAAATGATAACGCCCTTTACTGTATATGGTCCTTTCCATAAGGGAATGATTCGTGCTGCTCCTACACCTTCCACAGATTCGCACCATGTACGCACCTGAGATTTATTTCCATTCTCGTCTGGCCCTGAGATTCGGTTTATTAAACGTTCCCTTGCCGAATCATCGCTTTCTGCATCAATTGCAGGAATAGCCAGCTCTCCGAGGGTTGCGCTGATAAGTCCGTCTACATCCAGTTCAGGAATAACCTTAGTTCCAGATGCCAGATTATTCATGTCGGTTCCCATATCTTCGGATATAAGAATGTATCTTCCCTCTGAATCACTGGATAAGGTAAAAAAATAATCGTCTACTGACATTTTAGAATCCATTTCTGGAACCATGCCAACAAATGAGACGTAATATGTAGCTGGCGTAGGATTGGCTGGATTTCTCGTCAATCCTCGCTCCATCATTTTTTCATCTAGTACATCACCTGTACATGTGAAAATAGATATGATCTCTTTTACCATTTTCAACTGTTCAAGGAATGTACTGGTTCGGATAATGCTTCCCATAGATGCATCCCAGTAAATGCTTCCCTGTCTCGTGTCTACATTCAGATATTCTCCCATGTCATAGAACTGTTCAATCAGAACATCCTGTGTGATCTCATTCAAAGGTAAATCTTCAATGTTTTTCAGCTTCTGCACGAGTTCTGTATCAACTTCCAACGGGGCATTTGCAAGCATTGCTGCCATCGCTGTTTTAAAATCCTGTATTTTTTTCTCCATCGTATCAGCCATTGCTTATGTCCCCCTCTATTATGGTATCGCCAAATATGGTCGATGCTGCAAATGAAACATAGATGGAATCCACATCTAATATTTCAAACTGTAAATCGTCAATTTCTAAGATTTCCTCCATGTTCAAAAAGGCATCTGATATCATTACTGGCATATCAGCTTCCAGATAATCAGGAGATAAATCAATGTTGCCTAATTTATTCATAATGTCACTGCCATATTGATCATCGTATATTTCATAGGCATATCTTCTCGTCTGCAATGCCTTAAACATTCCCTGGCCGGCGGCTTCTAATCCATCAATCATACCGATGATCCGCTTATTCTGAAAATCCATTCGGTATGTTCGATATATTATGCTTTCTTCCAGATCATCTTCCTCATTGGAAACAAGATCAACATTTTCGTCTTCATCCATGTTTCATGTCCTCCCTTCATATTTTGTCTAGGAAATAGTATATTTTGTTTCTATTCACTGCCAGCAGGTACCACTGATCGCCTGCTTGCAACGGCTGTTTTCCGGAAGGAACAATAACAGACTGATCTGACAGACTAATGTTTATATCATCAATGAGTATAACTTCCAGCGGTTCCACTGTTTGTATATATCCAATAACGATATGGGGCATACTCTGCTCTGCAATCGCTCTTATGATTTCTGTAATGTTTTGTGCCATATTTCACCCCTCTGTCCTCATTTATTTAGTTTTTTCATAGCTGAGTTTCAGGTTCATTTTATGATGTCCATTTTCAAAAGTATGTGTATCTTCCTCAATGAACATAATCCTTTTAGCTCCAATAGGTGAAATTTGAACATAGGCGCATTTTCCAGATACGCACCTCGTGTCACCGGTAGCGGTAACGCTTAACTCCTGATCTACAATACTGGTATCTTTTTTGAACGTAGATATTTTCTGGTTAAGTTCTGTTTTCGTAACGTCCTCATCTACTGTCTGGATATCTGCAAATTTGCCTATCTTCTTTTCAAGGGAAGAATTGACAAAGCTGCCTTTCTTAGCATTTTTTGAAGTAACCAATGTCAGTCTGGTTCTCGTCTTATAAATTGATCTGGACATATCGTAGCTTTGGATATTGCTATTTAAGGATAATATCGGCATGGACGTTTGTTCCTGCCGTTTCCTCAGATATATTTTTCCCTTCTCGGACGAAACATAATAGCGTATTCCAGTAGCGTAATATGTCTGGCTCAATGCATCCTCAATCACATCCCAATATGTTGTGTTTTTCTTTACCAGTTCCCCTATGATGTGACCGGTATTTACCGCTGAACCTAAAGGAAGTCCCAGCTTCTTTAAGCAATACTTAAAAATATATGTTGCAGATTTCTTCTTAAAAGAAAAACTGCCTTTGTTATTGCAAAGATAAACACAGTTATCATATGCCTTTATGGTCAATGTTCTTTTACTACTTCTGCTATCTGTCATAAGCAGGCCACGAAATATTTCGCTTTTGTCACAATAAAAAAACACCTGCTGTCCTTCACCAGAATTTGCAGATGCTCTTGCAAACTGTTCCGAATCAAAAAGGGTGGCGCTCAACGTTCTTGGAGCATCACCTCTCCGACCAGTAACAGAAACTTTCTGTATTAATTCTGAGATATTCTTATATGTGCCATTCTTCCCGATTTTTAACGTGATTTTGTTCATTTCGGCACCTCCATTACATTTTCTTTAGCCATGTATTATAAGCATATCCCCACTTGCTACCATACTTCACATGATACCAGTTTCCCTTCTTTTTTCCATCCGAAGTAACCGTTTTGCCATATGGCATTAGTCCCAGTATTGTTGAATTTGGTCCTTTTCTTAAATGTAGGCCACTTTTTGCGGTGACTTTATATTTAATAGTTTTTTTATTGCTTGGTCGCTTACCTGTACTTGTCTTTTTGGGCTTTTTGTTTGCTTTTTTCTTGTATGTACTGACAGAGACTTTTCGGTGTTCTCTTATCTTCACTTTATAATAGACTGTTCCAACATCTCCACCCTGTTCATATGGAACATATGATGCAAGATCAGCATACATATTTATTGCAAACGGGCCTCCCACCAGTACAAAATGAAATGGGTTCTTTGCATTCGTAAGAGCCAGCATCCACTTGTGCCATACGGAAGGCTTTTTAAACTCTTTCTGCATACAAGCACAGTAGTTTTTTCCATACTGCGAAGGGAAAATAGATTCAAATTCAATGGTTATAGCATCTCTTTTCCCTCTATGCAGTATTTCTCCAAAAGTATCAATATCTACGGAAGTCAGTTTTCCATTAACTGTGAGGGCAATCTTTGCCGGAAGCATCGGAGCAACATATACCTTTTTGTCATTATCATAATTGAAAAACATTCGGTATTTTGTTGGATTGTTCACATTTTGCTTGAACATATTAGAACTCATACGATGCGTCACCTCCTACCAGAGCTTCCTCTGTAACAATATTTACAAATACATCTCGCACCTTTTCCATAAGTACCTGCACGATATCATCTTTGGAAACGCCCTTGCCGGCAGTAATGCTACCATTTCCATTGATATTGATATCAATAGTCCGGTTACTGCTTGCTTTTGCTTCCTGTCCATTTCCGTCAGTATTCTTTCCTTCGGAATACATTGACGGCGCTATCTGAATAGGCCCATCTTCCAGTGCTCCAAGACGTTTTCCTGCTTCCTGCCATAATTCCATAGCATTTCCAGAACCATCCAACGGAATAATTGCCTCTGGTCCTGCTTCTGCAACCATACCAAGATGAGGCTCATCGAAAATACCACCAGCCGCATGAAGAGCAGCTGTTACTGTTGCGGATCCGGTTGCTCCTCCACCAAAGCTGATTGTCTTTGTTGGATTTGCCAAAGAATAATTCGCTGTCAGTGTTACGTGTACAGTGCCAGATGCAGAATACGGATTCGCCCACGCACTGCGAACAAGTCCTCCTACATAATCATATACAGACGCAATGTTGTCGTTACCTTTTGCCAGGGTAACATCTACTGTACCATCGGCAGGAAGGGCTGCTGAAAACGCACTGATCACATTACTCTGTGTAGTTGCTACAGCCTGAGATGAATCAACATTTCCTGCTGTCAGCGTTATATTCGCTGGGACATTTACAAGAACTGCGCTCTGTTCTCCTAGCTTTCCGGTAATCTCAGATGATAACTGAGTATCATCAATCGCACCAGCTTTAATAGTTACATTCGCTGGAACCTCGACCGGAACGGCTTCACCCTGCTGTAATTTCTCAGAAATTGCAGATGCAAGTTCGCTATCATCCAGGCTCGCAACCTCAAATTTAATGGTTGTTGGAACATCAGTTTCTTTCGGCTCTGCCTGTGTTTCCTGCTCCTGTGCAGCCTGCGTTACCTGAGAATCATCTACACCAGCATTTGTCATGTTTGTTTTTACCGGCTGTTCTCTTTCTACGGTCTCTGCTGTTTGGCTCTTTGCTTCCTCCTCAGCTGCCTGTGCAGTCTGAGAACCGTCTACACCTTCATCCGTAAGTGTAGTCTTTACTCCCTGCTCAGTTTCTATGGTTTCCCCTGTCTCACTTTTTGCCGCTTCCTCAGCTGCTTCTCCCACACCGGAAGCATCTGTATCAACCTTTTCTTTTGGAATCTTTAATTCCATATCAGGATAAATTGTGTATGGGTCTTCGATACCGTTATACTCAGCTATTTCATGCCAGTCTACTCCAAGGGCTTCTCCAATCTGTGAAAGGCAGTTGCCCTTTTCAACTTTGATCTGAATGTCTCCATCCACTTCGCCCTCTACGGTTCCAAGATCACCAAGGGCATCCTGAATAAGCTGATCTACATGGTCCTGATTTACCTCAACATCATCTACTTCGGCCTGCATGCCTTCAATAGTTACTGGATCCGGGTCTATATCTGTCGTTGCTCTATCAATGGCGGTTTTTAATTCTTCCGGAACGCTTACGGTTCCGTCCTGAATTGCCTGTACCAACGCTTCACTCGCAGGATCAGCAATCATCTGATTTGCAAACACCTGCCATGCAGCATCGGCATCTCCAGCCGCAGCTCCTACCTGCACAGCATCGTTAAAGGCAGTCATTACATCCTGTGGAACCGCCTGCCCCATTTCTCTGTACTCATCAATAAGACCTGCCATGCTTTCTACATCAGGCTTCATTGAATCATAAATTTTTGACAACGCTTTCTGGTCTTTATCACTGAATATGCTTGTACCAGTCATAGCACTGGAAAATCCGCTCTGCATTGAATTGACTAAGGACATATAATCCTGGTTTGCCAGATATGAATTGGCATTATTCAGGAAATTTCCTGTCTGTTCCTGAATTGCAGAATAATTTGAATCAAGTTTTTCTCCATAAGCATCTGAGAGAGTATTCTTTTCAAATTCCAGACTGTTTCCAAGCATACTGGCCTGATCGTTCCTTGCCGCATATCCTGCCTGCTGTTTATAGCTGACAAGTTCTTCATCTGAAATACGCTGCACTCCATTTTCATCAGCCTTATTCAGAGCATTCAATGTAGTGTATAGTTTCTTTTCGGAGGTTTCCAATGCCGCAGTAGCGGTTTCTCTCTGTTCGCCAAGTTCCTCCACTACCTTTGTAAATGTATCTGCTGTCAGATCTTTTCCTGAAAGTCTGCCATATTTCTGCGTCAGGACATCCATCTGAGCTTGTGCTTCCGCTTCCTGCCAGCCTTCCATAATGTTATTGATCTTACCCTGCAACTGGTCAATCGCTGCCTGTTCATCAACATCTATGATGCCATCTTCCAATGCAGTCTGAACCAAGTTTGTGAGACCTGCCGACAAAGATTGCATCTCACCCAGATCCTGTTCAGCCCATTTCTCAATCTGAGAGCCAAGGCTGGAACCATCAGCCATTTTTATGTCGAACTCATTTACCGTCATTTTTGCGGCAAGAGTTTGTTCCGTAAGAGCCTGTTCAATATTCTCTTTGAATGTCTCTATATTCTGCATATATGAGGACTGTTCATCCTCAGTAAGCTGAATGCCGACACGTGCTTTCCATTCCAGAGCATCGTTTGCAGCAAGGGCTTCTTCGGCCTGCTGATTAAATTCTTCTGCATTCTCAAAATGACCTATTGCTGCATTGATATTCACAAGCCATTGTGCATCTATTACACGTGATGCGAAATCCTCAATTTGAGAATCATCCAGCTCTACGCTGCCAAAATGCGCACTTAGGCTGTCTTCTACCTGAATATCATTATATTTCTTTACGGCCAAGCCTACGGCTGTTATCGCTGCTACAGCCGCCGCTGCTCCTGCTGCCCATGGTGAACCGAATAAACTTGTACCTAATTTTCCTAATGCACTCGCCATTCCACCGGCTTCTGAAACCATTCCTGCAATTTTTATACCAGTGTTTACAGTTTTCATTGCCGCAAACCCAGCACCGATAGATGCAAACGCACTTGCGACAGCTTTCGGATTCTGCAATACAGTCTTGATCATCGGAGACAGTGCATTTCCTACTTTGGAGATTCCACTTGCCAAGGTTCCAAATGCATCAGGAACCCAGGATGTAAGTGTTGGAATAATATCACTGGTAATCCACTGCGCACCTTCTCGCAACGGTCCTTCCATTGCTTCAAATGTCTGTAACTGCATTTCTTCATAGGCGCTATTCATATTTGCCATATCACCAGAAAGATTGTCATTCATCGTTTCTGCCATATCTTCTGATGCTCCGGTGGCGCTTCTCAGAGCTTCCTCATATCCAGCAACCTTGTCCATTCCTTCGGCTAGAACCATATTTACGCCCTTAATGGAATCATCGGTAAATACAGAACTTAATGCAGCGGCTCTCTGAGCACTTCCCATTCCTTCTGTAGCTTCTCCTACCTCCGTTAAGATATCTGTCATATCTCGGAAGTTTCCAGAAGCGTCTTGGACAGCAATAGACGTTTCGCCAATTTTAATTGCTCCATCGTCCATTTTGGCTGTAATGTCTCGCATCATAGCTCCCAATGTCGTACCAGCTTCAGAACCCTTTCGACCTTGATTTGCCATAGCCTCCAACAGAGATGTGGTTGTCTCAACGTCTTGCCCTGCGGCGTGCATATTCGCAGCTGAGTTTTTATATGCTTCTCCCAACTGTGCCGCTGTGGTATTACTGTTAGACTGAGCGTACGCCAGCATATCAGCAAAATATGTAGATTTATTTGCCTCCATGCCAAATGCAGACAAATAATCTGTAACCATGTCTGATGCTTCACCTAATCCCATGCTAGATGCCGCGGCAAGGTTCAGGACGCCGCCCAAAGCATCCGTAGACTGTTGTGCATCCCATCCTGCCAAACTCATATATTTCAATGCTTCGGCTGCCTCTGATGCACTGAAAACTGTGGTTGCACCATATTGTCTTGCAGTATCTTCCATCATCGCAAGATCACTGGATGATGCGCCTGAAATAGCAGCTACTTCTGACATTACAGATGTATAATTTTTTCCAAGTTCTATGGAATCTGCCGCAAAATCTTTTACCTGTCCAATAATCGCTGCTGCTGAAACAACTGCAAACAATGTTTTTAAAGCTCCACTGAGATTTATAGCTTTCGATGATGCTTCCTCCATAGAACTCCCTGCATCATCAACCTGCCCTGCAAGCGAATCCATACCATCGGCACCATCTCCCAGATCACCAGTGGCATCAGCAAGATCATCTACACTTTCAGAAGCCCTGGATGCACTGTCAGATAAATCATCTGCATTGTCTGCCGCTTCGGAAAAAGCAGAGCCCATCCCTCTGGTATCTCCTGCTGAAAAACTTTCAAGACCGCTTACAGCATCATCAATGGCATTTCCAAGTGCCTCCGCATCACTTTCAACTGAATTGAAGGCACTTCCTGCCTGACTTGCAAATGAAGTGGCGGCACTGGAACGAAAAGCACTGTCCATAGCTCTACCGGCATTACTAAACTGTGTAGCTGCTGTTCTTGCAGAAGCAGTTATCCTTTGCATTTTCGCGCTTACATCATCCTGCAACGTCATTCTTACAGACACATCACTCATTTTCCATCACCGTCCTTTCATTTCTTTTTTAAAATTCCTCGTGCCAATCTCTCATCGGCATTTAAAGGTGCTTTTATTGCCAGTTCTTCCGAGGCAATATAGGCAAGACGAACATTTCTTTCCATCGTGGCGTATTCCTCCATGCGAAGCCCTTTCTTCTGCCATAGAACATGAGCCCACATCCAGTCAAAGGAATTTTCGTCATCGCCTTCCCCGGACATCATTTTTTTAATTCTTCAACCGTCTCTTTATCATTTTTCTTTGAAGCAAGTCCACACGCTTCCATCAGACAATCATCAGCATACTTGAAATCGTCCTTATCCGGGAAGATAATGTTTGGCATATCCAGACGATCGTGCACTCCGTAATATTCCATCAGTTCAGGATCGTCCAGCTTCGGCTGTACGAATGCTTCCACCATAATTTCAAGACCTGCGGAATCTCCATCATAATCATTGATTACTGCAACCTGACCGTTGTTTCCAATAATCGGGCGATCACCATTTCTTTTGTCCCGATATACTTCTTTGGTCTTGTAGTTGTTTCTGATCTCTTTAATTTCCTTCATGGAAAGTCTTTTGATGATAAAAGGAATAACATTCCCTTTGGCATCCTTGTATCTTTCAATGCCTGGAAACTCCATTGTTCCACGATCTTTCAGTTCCGGTTTCATAAACGCTTTCATGTCGATACCCATTCTTTTTTCCTCCATTTTTTCAAAATTATAGGGAGGGTTGTCCCCTCCCATTTATTCAGTCATTTGTTTGTTTTGTACTTTTACGCTAATCTCTTTGCGCCAAATTTAATGGATTCTTTAACTACATCGCCATCAGTATCCATGTCAATAAGGTTGATATCATCAGTCGGTACGCATCCAACACATGTGACTGTCTCACTCTTATTCGTTGCATAGAAATCAGAGTTTTTGTCTGTCTGAACTCCCTGAATAGTCAACTCAGGCGTTTTTCCGTCCTTTAAGTAGGAATCGATCATATTGCGATATCTTCTGGTTGTTTTCCATTCCTCAATGGTGACCTCAATATCGTAACCAATCCAGCGACGGTTGGTTCCTGGCTCGGAAAGCTGTTTTCCTGACCATACATCCGGCTTAAATACAACCTTGAATTTGCAAGTGTCAGCAATCAGCACTCCATCCAGATATACCTTACCTTCTCTTGCAGATAAGGGGCTTCTGTTTACACGTTCATTTGCCATAGTATTTTATCCTCCTTCCTATCGTGCTACGATGCTAATATAGAATTTTTCAGCACTATCTACTGCCTGTAATCCTATATTCAGATACATACTATCCCCAACAGACCTACCGGTATCAACCAGGAAATCCTCGTCGAGAACTACGTTTGTGAGTGCTCCATCGTCAGAGTAATTCTGAAGCATGGAACGTCCAAGGCCTTCCACTACAGCCCATCCATCTTCGTCATTATCAAACTTTCCAGGACGGAATGTAATCAGGCAGTCATTTTCAAAAGAATCATATACACGAAGTGGACGGTTCTTTTTGATGTCCTGTGGTGTTTCAGAATCAATATGGACTTTGCTATTAATGTCATATTCAAGGATGACATTTCCTTCATCGTCCACACTGAAAAATGTCTGTCCAGCTTCAATGGCTACGATTGAAGCTTCGTTGTTCATTTCTCCAACTACGGATGTAGCATTTGTCACCTGGGCATATGTAAGAGAAGTTACATAATCTGCCCCTGCAGTAGCTCCTGCCAGCCATGCACACGCTTCTGCAGTTGTCAGTGATCTGTCTCCATACACAAAAGAGTTCACCAGATTAATGATTCCTTCATAATCTGCTGCAAAATTCGGAGCTACTGCCTGGCATTTCCAGCCGATACTCTCACGAATATACTTGATCTTAGTGAGAAGTGCTGTCTGCAAGGAACTCTCTGTGCTTGGGAAGCACATACAGTTGAAACGTACTTTCTCTGACTTATCCAGGAAATCGGAGATACCTGAATTTCCAGAGCCGTCTACAGTATCGGTTCCGCCTTCCAGTGTTGCGGATGCGAACGCTTCCATCTCGCCTGTACCGGAAAAATCAACATACTCGGATACGCCTTTCAGTTCATCCATAGTTTTAATGCCTTCGAATAATTCAACCTCCGAGCCATTAATAACAACAGAAACGTCAAATCCATCTACAGGATTTGCAACTGATACGATCTTCACTGTGTTTCCAAGAGTTCCTTTATATTTTGCGGTTACTGTCAGACTTCCAGAACCTACAGTAATAGTCTTTTTAGCTGCTGCTCCTCCATCTGGGATATATACATATACTGTAGCGGCATTAAGAAGTAAAAGCTGTAACATAATCATAGATGAGTTAGTCTCATCGTAAACGCTACGTCCCAGCTCTGCTACATGACCATCCGGAGAATCGGCTGAAATGATAATCCATTTCCCTCTTGGTCCCCAGTCATAACCAATCAATGGAATGCTTGCTGTTCCTCTGGCGGATCCGGAAGCTGTTGGCTGTCTTCCGTTTTTCAGATTGGCATATACGCCTGGTCTTACCTTCGGCTGTGATAATTTAAATGTTCCACCTGCCATTATTTTTTACCTTCCTTTCCGTAAAGCCATTCATTGATGATGGCTTCAACCTCTTTTTTGGTGTACTCCTCCTCAGTATGTCCATACATCGCACCATCAAAGGTGCTCTGAGATACTCCAAACAGGAGAATGCTTTTCTCCCGGAGTTTTCCTACGGCATACTTTGGCTCTTTTTTTACAACATTAGCTGGCTTTTCTACTGTAGTTTCAGCAGAATCAGCGGCCTCAGTGCTTTTTCTTGTAGCCATTTCATAACCTCCTGTTCTGTATTTCTTGTTTAGCATTTTGCCAAGCAAGATAAAATTTCTGCATCTTCGTTCTCTGCGCTTCTGGTTGGAAATACACGTCAAACGATAAGGATAACTGCACAATTCCTTCATCAACCTTTCTAGTTGTTGGGGGCGTTACCCTTAATGCCTTGCCAGTTGCTTTTCCATCCTCATCCACAATCGGGACCTGGCAATCATTCAGCATGATTTCATCTCTCATACTCGCTGCCACAACCTGTGCATCCCAGTCCAAATGTGCCATGAACCAGATATTCATTGTCATAGTCGTACAATAGGAACTCAGGGTTGCTTTTCTTCCTGCGGAATATGGTATCTGGAAATAAACTGAGGGAACATAGAAGTTCTCCGGTATCTCATCGAAGTACAACTGCGTCCCCTCTTCTGAATTGTCCTGTATAAACCTCACTACAGCCGCAAGGCTCTGTTCTAGGTTGACATTCATATAATTTCACCTTCATACATTCCAGTAGTATAAGCTGGGTAAAATATCAAAATTGCAAATAGCCATCACCCATACAATAAACATCGTGCAGTAGAAGATTGTCCCTGCAACATCCTGATCTTTGCACTTTTTGAAAGCCTTGCATCCATTGTATAAAAGATAAAATAAACATAAAATTGCTATCATTGTACGTCCTCCTCATTTATCCAAAATATCGTCTGAAAAACTGCTCAAATGCTTTGTCTGCCATTTCTGGAAACATTCGTTCAAGAGTTTGCACTGACCTGTCAAAAAAATGTGAACCGGCAACAAACGAGGCTTTTAATACCATTCCTGATTTTGCACCAGGACTGTACCTGAAATGATTTCCTTCCCAGTATCCAGGAACAAAACGCCCAGGCTGCTGTCTGTGTCCATCATTTACGTACTTTGCGTAATCAAGAGTGGATCCGATTTCCAGTGCCAGTCCTCCAAGATCAAGGTTCCAAACATTTCCGGAGCCTCCCTTCGTGAACGAGGAAAGTAATTTTCCTGTGTCTACATTTCCTGCGCCTTCTATGGCTTCCTGCACTATCGTAAGAAATTCTTCTCCAACTTCCTGCAAGGTCTTTCCCATATACGGTTTTAGGTCTGCACTGGCAGCCTCCACTTTCCTTGCAAATGCTTCCAACTGGCTTGCATCAATCATTAAATCGCCCCCTTTATGCCATCCTCCCGGCGTATCGTGACAACAATATGATGATTGCCATGCACTGCCTTTGGGATTCCAGCCCTGAACATATAGCCTCTGCTTTTTACAAAGTCATTTTCCCTGATATCGGTACCGTATGGCAGTGCCAGCTTTGCCTCTCCCTCAATAGATGCAAAAGGCTCATTTTGTTTTATCGCTAAGGATGAATTTACATAAAAATGGCAAGGCACATCTTCCAGATCAGGAGTGGCCTTGCACGTTTCAGATTGAGCGGCTTTTATACCGTATTTTGTTTTTGTTTCCACCTGCTCAGGGTGGTATATGCTACATCTGTGGTTTAAAAATTCTTCAAACATATAACACCCCCTTACAAAATCCTGAGCCGCATTACTGTTTTTCCGATTCCATCTGTAATGATGTAATCAGCCAGTAATTCTTCCAGATCAAGGCTATCAAGACTGATCGTACCGGCTTCTACAGTGTAAGAATAATCGTCAAAAGATTCGCTTTTGATTTTCTTCTTTGCCGCTTCAATATCATTCTTTGCATATGCTTCTGCAACGAGTATGACTGCCATCTTCACCGGTTCCGGAATCTCATCATATTCAGCAAATTTATTATTTGTGATATGAATTATCTTCATCTCCGCTCTGGCAATATCAAAGGTCAGCTTTTCATCTGATCTTTCGGAAACTTCCTTGTGGCTTGTATAGCTTTTCACATCATTCGGGAGAACCCAAGGTCTTTTTACTGCCATGCTTTGTACCCCTTTTCACTTATTCCGGGATTCTCACAACATTCAGATAGATTTCGGCTTCGCCTGCTGTTGCCGCTGCCCCGGTAGATGTAAACTTAGCTTTGATCTTCGGTTTCTCTCCCTTGATGATTTTAAACAGGTTCTTCTGATATGTGCCAGCAGTTCCTTCCGTCACATCATCAGCACCAAGCAGATCATCCGCAGAATCATTTGTTCCGACAGTAAGTACATTGGTTGTTGCTGCATTAAACGCTGTGTTCACCACTGCAACTGCTTTTGTGATAATGATATTTTCTGGAAGTTCAATCAGGGCAACACCTTTGCCAACATCTTTTGTGTCAAATGAAACTTTTCCAGCACATAACACCTGCTCGATTCCGCACTTGCCTAAATCATAACCATTCAGTAACATGCTTTTCTCCTCCTTCTATTCTTCCCTGAGTGCTGCCCTTAAAGCTGTTGCTCTCGCAATAGCCTCAACAATCTTCTGGTAGATATCATCCTTTGTCTTGCAACCGGTGATATCAATACCATTCTGACCGGCATACTCGATCAGTTCAGCCTTATTCTTTTTCTGTAATTCCATCAGCTCAGGATCGCCCTGCACCTCGTCTTCGGATTCTTCCTCAAACATATCCGTAGCGGATTCCGCTTTTTCAGTATCACCAGTTAAAGGCTGAACTTTCTCAGCCTCACTGGTTACCATCTCGAAATAGCCGGACGTAACAAGAGCTTTTGCCTTTTCTTCCTCCGGAACATAAACATCTGGTTCAGCCTTTGTTGCTCTGACAATTCCCATATATGAAAGGCCTTTACATAATCTCAAATGAAACATTTCTAGCCCTCCTTATCAAGAAAATACATACTCCGGAAGTCCTGTAATGATTGCAGTTGCTTCCATCTCCTCGATCAGCGCATCAAAATCAAAGTGAATTACATAGAATCTCTTATCCTGCATGATTGCATCTTTGGATGTAGCATCCTTGCGGAGTTTCATGCTGTAAGTATTTACTTCGATAAGGTTCTTTGGTTCTGCGAGGATAATCGCATCGTTTGAAAGACCTGGAACCTGCATGGATGGAATCGCAACAGGACTCTTATAAAGTTCCTGTGGAACAGCTCCACCTTTTTCAGTAATCTTTTCCAGAAGGAATAATTCCCACTGCTGCGCTCTGGTTGGGCTCATCAGCCAGCGGAGGTTACCATTGTTGAAACGGTTCGGGATAGATGCCACAGCCTTATAAAACATTTCAAGATCCATGCCACCGGTACCAGATACATCAACAACATGTCCTCCGTCCTGAATCATCTTCTTGATACCAGTATTCAGTTTCAGGAAATCATAATCCGGATTGTCTTTGCTTACGTTCTCATCGCCATTGATAAGCAGGTCCTCACTATCAACACCAACCTGTTTTGTCATAAGGTTAGTGATAACATTTTCGAGATTTTCACCCTCAATATTCTGGCGAATGGTTTCCTCTGTAATTTCCCATGGAAGACGTACAGCGGTAGTTTCGTACTTAATGGAACCAAATTCAACGCCAGCTCTGTAGCCATCGTCTACATTCTCCATCTTTCCTCTCAGTTTTCTTTTGCCAATTCCGATCTTGTCAATCTCACCGGACTTTTCTGTGCGGACTTCATGGCGGATAGCCTGCATCAGCGGTGTGGCATCAAAAGTCTGCTGTAAAAATTTCTTTGCCTGATATGGCTGGAGTAATCCACTACTTACTACGGAAGTGGTGATCGCCCCTGCCTTATTCACAATCGCTTTATTTGTATTCATTCTGTTTTTCCTCCCTTATTTTCTTAAAGAAAACCATGCAGATAATGTTCTTCGTCTGCACCCTTCTGCAGGTTTGCATCGTTCAGACTACTCGGAACGCCTACGCTTTTCATGACCGGTTCCATTGCTTTTGCAACAGCATCCTGAATCATCTGTTCTACAGATTCCTTTGTTACTGGTTCTTCTTTCGGCTGCATTGCCTTCTGAATTGCCTCGCCTACCATCTTTTCGATATCTGCGGCTGTGAATGCTTCTGAGGCTCCGCTATTGCCCGGTGCGGCTGTCTGATTGGTTTCACCCTTAGTCACATTACCTTCTGCATTCGGGGCTGAAATAGCCGGTGTTACGGTAAGATTGGACATTGCTTTTGCAATCGCCTCTGTTACGGTCTTTTCAATTTCTGCTTTGTTCACTTCTTCGTCCTCCTCTTCTTTGAACTTTTCAAGAAAGGCACCCATGCTTTCGTGGATTCCCTTTAAGGTTTCCATGTTCTGTGTGCTTATTTTCTTGCCGGCTTTCTCAATAGATTTGAATACTCCATCTTTATCAGCCAGCAAATCTACTACGATTGAGTTGAAATCCTCTAATGCTTCCCTGATTGTGGTTTCATCGTGTATCGGCTCGTAACATCCTGTTTGTGGGTTATACGTTTCCAGCAAGTAATCTGAAAGGGAATAATACGCTGTCCAGAAATTATCCCGAACAATGCGTTTATTGTAGGAATCTTTTACTGCACCTTTTTCAATCATATCGGGTGAATCTAAATGCAGTGCTTTTGACACAGCATCAACGACTGCCTTCATAATTCCTTTTTTCTGCGTTTTCTCAATGGAATTATCAGGATCCGAAAGGTCTACATCCTCAGTGCTGTAATTTCCTGTGCCTCCCATTGAAAAACCGGTAATTTCGCCCTTTTCGATCTTGCCCCAAACATCATCGTCTGCGACTTCCATCGTCATAAGCCAAGTTCCCTTTTTAATCTGCTGGCCTTCAATCTCCATGTCGCTCTTTGCAACATAAGATTCTACGATCTCCACATTGTCTGCTTTTTCAAAGCAATGCTGAATGTCTGGCTTGCCAGAGTTCTTCATA